CCAGTGCGGATGCTGATGTCAGCTTGGGCGTAAACGTCAATTTCCCCGCCCGCACTGAGTTCCACCCAGTTCTTGCCATCCACACTGTTCATATACACACATCCAGTGTTGTCGTTCACCAATACTTGTGCACCATGTTGTGTGCGCAACCTAATGAATTGATTGTTGGGATCGTCGTCGAATACAACCTGGTTACCACCTGGTGTTAAAAATCCATAGGCATTGTTGATGGGGTTGTTTCTGCGAGCACTGGATGTTGTAACACCACGAACAGGATCATTTAGCAGACCTTGTGTGAGAAGACCATCTTTGAGAGGAGCAAATTCAGGACGCTTTGTAGGATTGGGGTCGCCAGTATAGGTGTTTCTTTTGTTGTATTCCACAACAGGTGCGCTGGGGGCCCCCGAATCTCCAGCAATGCCAGGAACCATGTTGTTCATGTTGATCTGATACAAACATCCAATCCAGATGCCTTTGCTGGAGTCACCATTTATAAACATGCAGATGACCTGATTGTCCAAATCTGGCGGCACGAACCACATGCCGTAGCTTTTTTGACTGTCTTGATAATTGTCGCTATTGGGTTTATTTCGATAAATACTGGTTGCACCGGCGAAAGGGCTACAATAGTTCATAATGTACCAAGTGGCGGGGTCAGTCCCATCCCCGCCACTTACTTCCGGTATCCAAACTTGCAATCGGCCCATGCGAGATTCGTCGTCGGTCTCTCTCACAAACCCCATGTAGACTTTGTCCAGCAGAGTTACGCGGCCATCAGGTTGCAAATCGTAATATTCAGGAGTTTTTAGATCCCTTCTTGGCAGTGTCATGGTCGGTTACCGCTTAGTTGTGTTGTCACATTTACCACAGCAGTGGCGCCGCTGGCGACGCTGCCAGCAGCATCACCCACAAACGAAGCACCCTTCTCAAGGAGGGTAGAGTTTTTCTTTGCAGCGTCGGCAGCAATTTGTGCATCTCGAGTCTGTTTTACACCTACAAAGGATTTTTCAGCAGTGGCATTGGCATGTTGACTCAATGTGTCTTTAAAGCTTTTGAGACTTTGTGTAAATTGACCTGCTTGGAAAGTATTGGTCACCTCAGTGATTGCATAATAACCATTTACAAACTGATTGTCAGTGGTAAATTCCATGTAACCTGTGTCTTCGTTTGGTGCTTGGCCACTGCGAAATCTAAGATAAAACATGTTGTCCCCACTTAAAAATTCAGCGTAATCTTTATCCAATTGTGACAGAGACTCGGGAACATTTGGATTTTGTTCCACATTACTGTGTCCCATCCAATAAGGATCACCACGTATTTCCAAAATTATATTCATCATTTCTTTATTGACACTTTCTGAATTTCCCACAACTGCTCCAAATAGTGTTCGACTTTTGGGTATTGCAATAGGATCCGCACTGGTATTGGGAATTTTCCCGCTGGCAGCACCTTGGTTGGTGTTTGATTGATTTGCCTCCATGCCGGGCTTGACAGTATTAACAAAAGGAAAAGTGGTATCTACTTCGTTTATATGTTGGTCTTCGGCATATATGGCATTCTTGTTGAATGTAGCAGTGAGTAATTTATTTCCACTGTCTATTGCTTTAAATAATGGATTTTTTGCCGCTGCGGCTGAGATTGGATCACCAGTAAAACTGATAACGAATTCATCATTGTAAATTTTCAATAGTTCTTTATCTACTATTGCTTTTTGAGCATCAAGTTCAGCTTGGGCGGCTGCAAGAGCCGCCTCTGCTTTATTGACGTCTGAATAATCAATGATACCACCCAAACGCGGTAACCAATGGCTGTCATTGGCTGCCTGTAATGTGTCTTTTGCGCTATCTCGCATAATCTCCAATGTACCCAATTTTAAACCATTGGCAGTTGTTGTTTTATATTGGCCCAGTCTTTGAGCCCATGACGATGTAGTATCATTTGCCACCGGCCCCTGCACTTGATTACTGGCAGTGTTTAATCCTGCAAACGGCACAGTGCTAATAGTCCAAAAATTGTTTATTTTGAAGTCAAACCGTATGATGTCAAGATTGTTTCCGGTGTATATCCACTCATATTTCTTTTTGATACGGTTTTTTCCTGCTAGATATCCGATTTTATTTTGCTGCACATTGGCTTTTTCAGCAGTTCTCACTGTGGGAACATCTGACCTCACCCGCACTTCTTCATATGGCATCAGATAAAATGTTATTTCTCTAACGTAGTCCCCTGCCTTGAGATCATAGCCCACGTATTTTACTCGAGAATAAAGTTTAATATTTTTTGATATTCCATGGGTTGCCAATCCAGCGGTATTTCCTGAGGAGTCCTCTCCCTTGGCCCAAGCGTCACCTTCGTTTGACAAACTTAAAATATAATTGACCACCGCACCAATTTCTGTGCCTTGATTCATTTCGATAATGACTTTCTTGCCATCTTTGCTGGGTTTCATGCTTTTGGCAGAGGTATCTTTATCTATAACTTGTCCTGGATCCAAGTTCCAATTATCCATAAATGTGGGAGTCACAAACTTGTACTTCAGAAGTGGTGCAGTGCCCATAGCCAATTTCTGGGCATTTTTATTTAAACTGTCCTCTAGTGACTGAAATATTTCCTTGACAGTGATGCCTTGCGCATTATTTTTACCCGGAGGCATGGTTACACTGTTATCTGCCGCTTGCATTCCGTCTATTAGCCCTTTAATTTCGTAGGTAGCACCAGTTTCGGTTCCCCCAAGTGACATTTCTGTGATAGTAACACAAAAGATTTTATAGTATAAATTGGTTCCCACTGGTGTGCCGTCTTCGTTATAACCAGTGAACCAAACTTCAATAAAATATTTTGCGCGCTGCCAATTGGGAATTTTATAGTATTGTGCAATGCTATTGATACGATCAGGTAAACTAAACCCAAATGGCTCCGTTATTGACATATTCCAACTGAAACTTGGTTGAGATCGAGTTGAGCTTGTTGTTCCCACAAGGTTTTTAAAATCAAAACTCCTTATGTTAAACCCTGCCGTGACACCACTCTCAGCTATTATTATTTTGGGTATTGAATTCACACTTTGTCTGATCGACGAGGGAGGTCCGGAGAATCCTTGACTAATCGTGTTGCTATTTACATCATTGGATATCCAAAGTTTAATGTGATAGGTGTAATTTGCATATTGGTCCAAGGGGTTTGCTACAAAATTAAACGGAGAGGCAGAGGTTGCATTGACACTATCTCCCAACACTGTGGTGGGCTTGCCAGCATCTACTTGCTGTGGAAATGATGCCGAAGTGGGAATCCTGTCTTCCCGTCCCCGAGCAAACGAGGATTGCAAGGGGGTTTCATAGGCTTTATTGGGCTGTAACCTATTACGTTCCTCCATTAGAGCACACCCACCAGACTGGACTTGGCCGGCACGACAATTTTTATGCCGGGTATTAGATCGTATATGGGATCTTTTATAATATCAGTATTATATGCTGCAAAGATCCACCATAATTTGGGCGTTCCGTAATAATCATAACTCAACAGATCGGGTCTGTTTTTATATTTTGTTTCCAAAATAATCGTTTTATCTGATGAGCTAGATGATAGGCTGGGAGGAATCCAATAATCTAAATATTGCACATATGTATTCAACTGAGGTGTTGCAGTATATGGACTGTTGGTACTGTAAACTGCTGTCATATCCATCCTCCTTGAGTCAAAAATCCCCCGTTGCGAAAAGTATCCAAACTCCATTCGCGAAGTTTTTTGGGTGTGCGTTGCACAGTCATCCCCACTGTGATATCAAACACCGACGGAACTCGAGATATACCAGCTTGTGGAATATTAACAGACATATAATCAACATCTGGAGGAAATGTCACGCTAAATTGAGTCACTACAACAGATAAATTTTTAAACATGGCACCACCGTGTGCCTCAAAAATCAAAACAGGAGGCGGAGTTCCTGGCTCGGGATTAATTGAAGAACCAAAACTCATTTTGGTAATTATTCTTAGAAAGTGTATGCATCCTACATTGTAGATAGCTTCTTCTATTGTTTGACTTGTGAAATTTCCCGCCACTGTGAGTTTCACCGCCGGTGTTCTTGTGTAGGCCAAAATCTCTTGATTGGAATGAACAGGAGATAGATCTGCATATTGGACATCTTGACTGTACGTGATTGTGGGCGTATATGGCCAAACCATGCCACCGGTTTTCCTTAATACAGCAGCTGGTCCTGTTCCCAGCCCCAATGCGTTTGCTACAGGATGTGGTTTGGGTCTAAGTCTTGCACGCAAGTCTGATGCAGCAGGCACATTAACGCTTTTGGCTGTGGCGGCAGATGCGTCTTGTCCAAAATATTCTGTCAATTGATCATTTTTAGATGGTGCATAAGCTGTGATTGGCACTATGCCATCTTGAATGGGGCCAACTGACAGGGGATACACAAAAGGATCCATTGCCATTCTTCTATCGTCAACCATAAATATTACACCCTTTGTCAGTCATGTCTGTTATTTATCAGGAGAAAATCTTGCTATTTCGACTGTGGGACAGACCATCTAATATAATCAAGGGTTTGGAGACGTACATGATCCCT